GTCGTTTTTTAGATTCCGTGAAATCATGACAAGGGGAGTTTACAACTCACAATGCCCACAGGACGACCACCTAAACCTACAAGGTTGAAAAAACTGGAAGGCAACCGAATGAAGGTCGCCAAAGCCCAATTGATCGATGATCCAGCCGGAATCGGTCGTCCCAGGATGCCGCTGAGTTTCAAGGGAGAGGCAGCGCAATTGTGGGCGGATGTAGTGGCTTCGCTGCCGGTTGGACTGCTGACGCGCGCGGACGATGCCGTATTGGAGGCGTTCGCCAGGGAATGGGCAACCTATCGCGAGGCCGACGCCAAGATCCAGCAGACCGGTCTGCTGGTGCATTCACCGATGGGACCGATCCGCAATCCGCTTTTGCCGGTGCGCAACATCGCCTGCAAGAACTTGGTCGCGCTGGCCGGCAATCTCGGTCTGTCGCCGGTGGCGCGAGCAAGGCTGTCGGCACCGCTACATGCCGACGACGATCCGATGGCGCTGCTGTTGGGACCGGACGAGGATCCGAACGGCGCTTGGTCAACGATGCCGAAGACGAAGCAATGAGCAGTTACGACGCAGCCGCCGACGGCGCGGCCTCCTACAACGCGGCATTGGCCGCCAAGAAGGCGCGCGGCGATCATGGCTATCCCGTCAAATGGCCAGCGGACGCCGTACAGCGCGTTGCGGTGTCGGCGCTGGTGCCATACGCGGCGAATGCCCGAACCCATTCAGCGAGTCAGATAGGGCAGATTGCGGCATCAATCCGGCAATGGGGATTTACGATGCCGGTCCTGGTGGCGAAAGGCTGGACCGACAAACAAATCCGCGCCTATCGGCTAGCCGACAACCAGCTGGCGCTGAATGCCGCCTGGGATGTCAAGCTCTTGGCCGCCGAGCTGGGCGAACTGGTCGACATGGCCGAGCTGATCGGCTTTTCCGACGATGAGCTGCTGGCGATCCTTGGCGGCCGCCAGGGCTTGACCGATCCCGACGAGGCGCCGCCGCTGCCGGAAGAGCCGGTGACCAGGCGCGGCGATCTGTGGATCTGTGGCAATCACCGGATCCTGTGCGGGGATGCCACCAGCGCCGAGGACGTGGCGCGGCTGCTGGGGCCGGTCAAGCCGAACCTGATGGTGACCGATCCGCCCTATGGGGTGGAGTATGATGCCGACTGGCGCAACCGCGCCGACAGGGCGAACGGAAAACCCTATGGCGCGAGCGCCGCCATAGGGTTAGTGACGAATGACGAGCGGCTGGACTGGCGCGAAGCCTATGCGCTGTTTCCCGGTCAGATCGCCTACGTCTGGCATGCCGGTCGGCATGCCAGCGAAGTACAGCGGTCGCTTGAGGCGGCGACTTTCGCGATACGCTGCCAAATCGTGTGGGCGAAAACCCGGTTTGTGATTAGCCGAGGTGACTATCATTGGCAGCATGAGCCGTGCTGGTATGCCGTGCGCCAGAAGGGCCACTGGACCGGCGACCGTTCGCAGTCGACGCTGTGGGAGATCGATCACCAGAAGTCCGAGACCGGCCACTCAACCCAGAAACCCGTCGAATGCATGCGGCGGCCGATCGTCAACAACTCCAGCGTCGGCCAGGCGGTCTATGACCCGTTTGTCGGATCCGGCACCACCATGATTGCCGCCGAGATGGAGGGCCGCGCCGCCTTCTGCATGGAAATCTCCGAAGCCTATGTCGATGTTGCAGTCAACCGATGGGAATCCTTCACCGGCGAGAAGGCCGAGCGCGCCGCTTGACCTCTATGCCGATCTCGAGGTGCCGGAAGAGGACTGGTCCCTCCCCTCCGGCCGCATCATCGCGTTCGCCCACGCGCTGGTGGTGCCGGCCGGCAAATATGTCGGCAAACCGCTGCGGTTGCGGCCATTCCAGATTGACTTCATCCGCGACGTGTACAATCCGCGCCACAAGGATGGCCGCAGGAAACGGCGCCAGGCCGTTTTATCCATCGCCCGGCGCGGCGGCAAAACCCTGCTGGCGGCGCTGCTGATCCTGGTGCACCTGGCCGGGCCGGCGAAGCGGCAGAACAGCACAATTGTCTCGGCCGCCACCACCCGCAAGCAGGCGGCCATCGTCTACCGGCTGGCGGCGCAGATGGTGCGCATGAACCCGACGCTGCGCCGGGTGCTGAAGGTGATCGATTCGACCAAGCACATCGTCCACGTCCAGGACGGCTCGACCTATGCAGCAATTGCCGCCGAGGCCGGCGGTCAGTTCGGCGAAGGCCTGGATTTCGTTTGCTACGACGAGCTGGCGCAGTCAAAGAACGCGGCGCTTTACGATATGCTGATGACCTCGCTGGGCAGCCAGGTCGAGCCGCTGATGATGGTCATTTCCACCCAGGCGCCGGCCGACGATCATATCCTGTCGGAACTGATCGATTACGGGCTGAAGGTCAAGGCGGGTGAATTCGACGATCCAAGTTTCACTGTTCACCTCTATGCCGCTAAGGAAGGCGCTGAGCTGCTCGACGAGGATGAATGGCACAAGGCCAATCCGGCGCTGGGCGACTATCGCGACATCGACGAGTTCCGCGCCAGCATGGCGCGGGCTGTCAAGGTGCCGTCGCTTGAGGCCTCGGTGCGCAATCTCTACCTGAACCAGCGGGTGCAAGCGAAGGCACCCTTCCTCACCGCCAATGTCTGGAAGACCGGCGACGAGCAGACCGACGAAGCGCTGCTCTATGACGGTCGTCCGGTCTATGGCGGCCTTGACCTGTCGGCCAGAACCGATCTGTCGGCGCTGGTGCTGGCGGCAGCTGACGATCATGGCAACGTGCATCTGTTCCCGCGCATCTGGACGCCGGCCGATACTTTGGCCGAGCGCGCGCTTAGGGACCGGGCGCCTTACCCTGTGTGGGCCAAGAAGGACTTTTTGATCCCTGTTCCCGGTTCGGCGCTGGATTATGATTTTCTCGCTGCCGACATCGGCGATCTGTCGCGCACCATTTCCTTCGGGCGCATTGCGTACGACCGCTGGCGCATCGATGTCTTCCGGCAGTCGCTGTCGCGGCTTGGCGTGCTGGTCGAGATGATGGAATTTGGCCAGGGCTTCAAGGACATGTCGCCGGCAATCGAGATCTTTGAACAATTGGCCATTGAGGGAAAAATCCGCCACGGCGGCCATCCAGTGCTCAGATGGGCAATTTCCAATGCCATCGTCGAGCGGGACGCCGCCAACAACCGCAAGCTGACGAAGGCCAAATCATTCGGCCGCATCGACCCGGCAGTGGCGGCGATCATGGCGGTGGGCGCGATGAAATTGCAGACCGAGACAGTGCTAGATTTGGATACATGGGTATTCTAAACCCACAACAATTTGATTTTCCGGCACGAAGGGCGTATTTTGCGCCGCAATCCGGCAACGGTGGGGATTTCCGTTCGCTTGTTCCCGTAATTCCGGCCGAAGGTTCATCCCTTCGTGTGTGGCGTGCGCCGGTGGAACAGCAATCACAGCAATCAACCAGAAACCGGCCCAGCAAGACCGAACGCGAGACGGCGTCCGATGACCGACGGGATGATGCGCCAGAAACCCGCCAGGGAGCCGGCTCATGGAAGACCTGATCTATCGCGCTGCCAAGCAGTCCGAAGCCGATCCGTTCGAATACGTGCTGTCCGACGAGACGCTTGACCGCATGGGCGAAGTGATCAACGCCGATGGCTGGGATCTCGCTGACTTCCAGAACGGTCTGAAGGCACCGCTGCTTCTGAACCACAACCCGAACGCCATCATCGGCCGCTGGGAAAACCTGCGTGTAGCCGGCAAGCGGCTGCTTGGCAAAATGGTGTTTGCCAAGGCCGGTATCAGCCCGCTCGCCGATGAAATGCGCGGCCATTGGGAAGACGGCAACATCCGCGCCGTTTCGGTCGGCTTCAAGCCAATGGAAAAGGAAGTTCTCACCAAGGACGCCGACCCCTATTTCGGACCGTTCCGCTACCTGAAACAGCGGCTGATGGAATGCAGCCTCGTTTCCGTTCCTGCCAATCAGAACGCACTGCCTGTGCTGCGTTCTTACCCGCTTTCTCCTGAAATCTCCCGGCAGATCTTTGGCAAGCCCGCCCGGAAAGATCCGCCGGTTCCCGGCAAGCCCGCCAAACCCCTCCCGCAAGGGACAACGAAAATGAAAACGCTACTCACCAAGCAGATCGAAAACCAGCAGACCGAATTGAACCGGCTGCGCGATCGGCTGAATGAACTTGTCGCCATCGACGATCGCGACGAGGATCAGGAAACCCTGTTCGATGAACTGCCGAAATCGATTGCCGAGGGAGCACAGCGGCTGGAAAGGCTGCTTGCGGCCGAAAAAGCCATGGGCGTCCAGACGGCGGAAACGACTGAGCCCAGCCAGGAGATCGCCGTTCCGGAACGGCGATCCTTTGCCCTGCCGAGAAAGAAGGTCGACCCGAGCGATTATTTTTTCCGGGTAGCGGCGTGCCAGTTGCGGGCCGTCGCCAACCAGCTTCCCGTCGAGCATGTCGCGCGGGAATCCTATGGCGGCATCGACGACAACATGCAGATCATCCTGCGCGCTGCCGTCAATCCGGCGATGACCACCACGGCCGGCTATGCCGCCGAGCTGGTGCAGACGGGTTGGGGCGGTTTCCTCGACCGGCTGCTCGCCAAGTCGATCTATGCGCCGCTGTCCGGCGAGGGTTCCCGCTACGACCTGGGGCGCAATGGCACGCTGAAAATTCCCTACCGCGCGACAACGCCGCTGGCGTCGGGCGCGTGGGTCGGTGAAGGCGCGCCGAAGCCGGTCAAGAACATCGGCCTGTCGACCGTCACACTGACGCCGCACAAGCTGTCGTGCATCACGGTCTATACCGAAGAAATGGCGATGTCGTCGGTGCCGGCGGTCGAAGGACTGCTGCGCAAGGCGATGGCTGACGATACGCAGTATTCGCTTGATGGATTCCTGATCGATGCCGTGGCGGA